CAAATGTAGTTACTACTGGCAATTTTCAGTGGGCTAACGGAATTAAAGATTCAACTGTTATATTTACACCAAATCCAAGTGGAAGATTTAAAATATCGTGGGTTCCAAGCAGTGCTTTACAGAATAGACAAACAGTAAAGAATGGGTTAAAAAGTCCAGGTAATGAGCACATGGGTGCATTTGGCTGTGATAGTTATGATATATCTGGAACAACAGACGGTCAAGGTTCTAAAGGAGCTTTGCACGGGTTAACTAAATTCAGTATGGAGGACCATCCAGTTAATACTTTCTTTTTAGAATATATTGCTAGACCTCAAACTGCTGAAATATTTTTTGAAGACGTATTAATGGCATGCATATTTTATGGAATGCCTATACTAGCAGAGAATAATAAACCTAGGTTATTGTACTACTTTAAAAGAAGAGGGTACAGAGGTTATTCAATGAATAGACCAGACAAGCTTTGGAACAAGCTATCAGTGACTGAAAGAGAAATTGGCGGTATGCCTAACTCGAGTGAAGATATAAAACAAGCTCATGCAGCAGCTATCGAAACATATATTGACAAACACGTTGGTTTACAATCAGATGGACAATACGGAGCAATGTATTTTAATACAACGCTAAACGATTGGGCAGGATTCGATATAAATAAACGAACAAAGTTTGATGCAGCAATAAGTTCAGGGTTAGCAATAATGGCTTGTAATAGACATTTATACCACCCTCGGCCTCAAGTAGAAAAGAATAAAATAAATTTAAAAATAGCTAAATACACCAACGCTGGTGGTTTATCAAAAATAATGAAAAAATAAAAATATGGCTACCACTCCTATAACAAGTTATTTTCCAAGCCAAATAGCTAGTGACCAAGAAAAAATGTCATTAGACTACGGGACCACTATTGGTAGAGCTATAGAAAATGAATGGTTTAGTTCCGATAATGGGAACGGCAGGTTCAAAAGTAACCAAGCAACCTTTCATAATCTTAGATTATACGCTCGAGGAGAGCAGCCAATTCAAAAATATAAAGATGAGTTATCAATCAATGGTGATTTATCATATTTGAATTTAGACTGGAAGCCTGTGCCAATTATACCTAAATTTGTAGATATAGTTGTTAATGGAATTTCAGATAGACAATTTGATATAAAAGCATACTCTCAAGATCCATACGGCGTTAACAAAAGAACTAAGTATATGGAATCTCTTATTAGAGATATGCAGACTAAAGAATTAAATGAATTTGCTAAAGCAGAATTTGGGGTTAATTTATTTGAAAACAACCCTGAAGATTTACCTAAAAATAAAGAAGAGCTAGATTTGCACATGCAACTAAGTTATAAGCAGCAAGTTGAATTAGCAGAAGAGCAGGCTTTAAATGTTTTATTAGATGGTAATAAATATGATTTAACTAAAAGACGCTGCAATTATGATTTAACCGTAATAGGTATTGGAGCCGTTAAAAACACTTTTAGCAAAGCAGAAGGAGCTTTGGTTGATTACGTGGATCCCGTAAACTTAGTGTGGTCTTACACGGATTCTCCATATTTTGATGACATATATTACGTAGGGGAAGTTAAAGCAGTTCATTTAAACGAACTTAAAAAAGAATTCCCTCATTTAACTAATGATGATCTACAAAAAATAGCAGGTCAAAATACAAGCAACAATGGTTTTTATGACAGAACCCTTAGTAATTCGGATTATGACGATTCAAATACTGTTCAGGTTCTTTACTTTAATTACAAGACTTTTTCAAATGAAGTTTACAAGGTTAAGGAAACTGCTACAGGAGCAGCTAAAATAATTCCTAAAACAGATGAATTTAATCCACCTGAAGAATTATATGAGGAGTACGGGATAACTAAGTTGTCTAAATCCTTAGAAGTTGTTTATGAGGGAGTAAAAGTTTTAGGCGGGGAAATGCTTAAATGGGAATTAGCAAAGAATATGATTCGACCTAAAAGTGATTACACTAAGGTTAAGATGAATTATAGCATCGTAGCACCTAGAATGTATAGAGGCAGAATAGAATCAATAGTAAGCCGTATAACCGGTTTTGCGGATATGATTCAATTAACTCACTTAAAGTTACAACAAGTAATGTCAAGAATGGTGCCTGATGGTGTTTATCTTGATGCAGATGGCTTAGCAGAAGTGGATCTTGGTAATGGAACTAATTACAATCCGCAAGAAGCGCTTAATATGTTTTTTCAAACAGGTTCTGTTATAGGTAGATCGTTCACTCAAGATGGCGATATGAATCCTGGTAAAGTACCAATACAAGAAATTACAACCGGGGCTGGAGGACAAAAAATGCAAAGCTTAATAACCAACTACAACTATTACATGCAAATGATAAGAGATGTTACCGGATTAAATGAAGCAAGAGACGGCAGTACACCAGACGCTAGAGCTTTAGTTGGCGTGCAAAAAATGGCCGCAGCAAATTCTAATACAGCAACAAGACATATATTGGATGGTAGCTTATATCTAACGTCAGATTTATGCGAAGGATTGTCATTAAGGATATCAGATATACTAGAATACTCACCTACAAGGGAAGCATTTATACATAAGATAGGTAATCAAAATGTAGCAGTGCTTGAAGAAATGAGTGATCTATACTTATATGACTTTGGTATATTTATTGAGCTTCAACCAGACGAAGAGCAGAGAGCGGTTCTTGAAAACAACATTCAAGCTGCTGTTCAAAGTGGTCTTATAGACTTATCTGATGCAATTGATCTACGCGAAATTAAAAATATTAAGTTAGCTAACCAGTTACTTAAATTGCGCAGAACAGAAAAGCAAATGAAGGATCAGGAAATGCAACAGCAGAATATACAAGCTCAAGCTCAAGCAAATGCTCAGGCTCAGCAAGTGGCTGCTCAAGCAGAGATACAAAAAGGTCAAGCCTTGATACAACAAAAGATTGCATTAGAACAAGCAAAGGCAGAAATAGACCATCAAAAGCTTATGAGAGAAGCTACGCTTAAGAAAGAATTGATGCAATTAGAATTTGAAATGAATATGCAGCTTAAAGGTATTGAAGTTCAAGGTCGAAAAACTGAAGTAACAGATAAAGAAGATAGAAAAGACGAAAGAACTAAGCTACAAGCTACACAACAGAGTGAATTAATAAATCAAAGACAGAATGATTTACCTCCAAAAAACTTCGAATCCAGCGGAAACGATATACTTAGCGGAGATTTTAACTTAGGTTCCTTTGGGCCTAGGTAATAATAATAATAACAATTATATAATATTTTATCATGGCAGAAGAACAAGAACAAGAAATTCCTGTAGTAGCGGAAGCTCCTCAAGAGGAACAAAAACCATTGTCGTATGATGATGGCGTCATTAGAGTTAATCTAGACGAATTAAATAAACCAACAGAAGAGGTCGTAACAACACCAGATGTGGTTGTAAATGAAGTAATTGAAGCTCCTGTGGAAGCTGTAGAGGAAACACCTCAGCAGCCAGAGCCTGTTCAAGTTGAAGAGTCTTTTATTGAAGAGATAACGAACGAAGAGGTCCAAGAGCAAGTTCAAGACTTAGCAGAAGAGATTAAAGAAGCTGTAGAGTACGAACAAGTTACTGGGGCTGAATTACCAGACAATATTCAGAAGGTAGTTGAGTTTATGAATGATACAGGTGGAAGCTTGGAGGATTACGTAAAACTTAACACTGATTACTCTTCTTTAAATGAAGGGCAATTACTAAGAGAATACTACGAGTCAACTAAACCGCATTTAGATAGGGAAGAAATTAACTTCTTAATGGAAGATAACTTTTCGTATGACGAAGAGTTAGATGAGGATAGAGATATACGTAAAAAGAAAATAGCACAGAAAGAAGAGTTAGCAAAAGCTAAAAATCATCTGGAAGGGTTAAAAACAAAATATTACAACGAAGTAAAAGCTGGGGTAAATTTAAACCCCGAGCAACAAAAAGCGGTTGAATTTTTCAATCGATATAGTGAAGAAAACGAAGCAGCAACTAAAGTAGCTGAAAGTCAAGTGTCTGTATTTAAGAACAAAACAGAAAAGCTTTTTAACGATGATTTCAAAGGTTTTGATTTCAATGTTGGTGAAAAGAAATTCCGTTTTAAAGTAAACAATGCAGACCAGGTTAAAGACACCCAAAGCGACATCAATAATTTGGTCAAGAAGTTCTTGAACGACAAAAATGAAATGAGTGACGCAGCAGGTTATCACAAGTCTTTATTTACAGCTATGAATGCAGACAAGATTGCAAACCATTTTTATGAGCAAGGCAAGGCCGATGCAATGAAAACAAGTGTACAGAAAGCTAAAAACATTGATATGGGTCCTCGAGGCACTCATGAGAAAGTCAGTGACAACAGCGGATTCTCTGTAAAAGCAGTCCCGTCAAAAAGCACCAACAAGTATGGCTTCAAAATTAAAAAATAATAACTAAAAACAAAAAATTATGGCCGCAGCAGGTTCATTTACTGGGAGCGCAGGAGCATTAGCTCACTTAGTCCCACGACCAACACAAACATTATTTCAAGACAACTACTTAACACTAGCTGACTTAGACTTTACACAACAATTCTTACCTGAGGTGTATGAAAAAGAAGTAGAGCGTTACGGAAACCGTACGATCTCTGGATTCTTAAGAATGGTAGGAGCAGAAATGCCAATGGCTTCAGACGTAGTAGTTTGGTCAGAGCAAGGAAGATTACACGCAGCTTACGATCCAGTTGAGACTACAGCTACAACAGTTATAATCCCAGCAGTTGGGGGAGTTTCTCAAAATGTTATTGGACCAGGGGCTACTATTGTAGTTGCTTCAGCTAATGGCTTAGTGGTAGAAAAAGCTTACGTGCAATCTGTTGCGACAGTTGCAGGTGTAGCTACATTAACGGTAACAGGATACGCAACTCCAGCAATTACAGTGCATGCAGCCGCTAAAATCTTCGTATATGGTTCTGAATATGCAAAAGGAACATCTAACGCAGGTACTTCTGTTGATGCAGCTTTCGAGCAGTTTAATAACAAACCAATTATCCTTAGAGACAAGTATAATGTAAGTGGATCTGATACAGCTCAAATTGGGTGGGTTGAAGTTACTACTGAAGTTGGAACATCTGGATACTTATGGTATTTAAAATCTGAGCACGAAGCACGTATTCGTTTTGAGGATCAATTAGAAATGAGTATGTTAGAAGCTGAAAAGTCAGCTGCTGGTATTACAGTTGCAGACGCTAGCTTTGGCGGTGGAACAACTCTTACTGGTTCTGATGGACTTTTTGCCGCACTTGAAAATAGAGGTCTTGTTTATACAGACTCTAACTTTGGTGGAGCAGCAGGTCTTGAAGACTTTGACGCTATCTTACAAGAACTAGATAAGCAAGGAGCAATTGAAGAAAACATGCTTTTCTTAGATCGTGCAACTTCTTTAGGCATTGACAATATGTTAGCCGCTCAAAATTCTTACGGTACTGGAGGTACATCTTATGGTGTATTTGACAACTCTGAAGATATGGCGCTTAACTTAGGATTTAGCGGATTCCGTAGAGGATCTTACGATTTCTATAAGACTGACTGGAAATACTTAAACGATGCCACTACTCGTGGATTAGTTGGAGATATCGAAGGTGTGATTGTACCAGCTGGAACTTCTACAGTTTACGATCAGCAATTAGGTAAAAATATTTCACGACCATTCTTACATACTCGTTACAGAGCTTCTGAAGCTGACGATCGTAAGATGAAGTCTTGGATTACTGGATCTGTTGGTGGAAACTATACAAGCGACGAGGATGCAATGAACGTTCACTTCTTATCAGAAAGATGTTTATGTGTACAAGCAGCTAACAACTTTGTATTATTGAAGAAGGTTACTGCAGGTTAATCAAAAGTAAATCAATGTAATTGTTACCCCCGTTGTATTAGCGGGGGTAATTATTACTTTTTAAAAATTATCTAATTATATTATATCATGGCAAAAAAAGCTACAGCACAGCAAGCAGAGGTTGCTCCTCAAGCAATTGAAAATACTTATGTAGAACCAGCAAAGGTTTCTGCACCTAAAAAAATTATACCGGAATTTGAATTTAAAGATAGAACATATTACCTAGCGACAGGTAAGTCTCCTTTAGTTTACACAATTGCGTCTAAGCATGGCAACAACAAGCCTTTATTATATTTTGACAAAGAGTCGGGGTATCAAAGAGAACTTCGATATGCAACAAACCAAAGATCCTGTTTTGTCGACGAACAAAAAGGAGAAGCTACATTAGGTCGTATTGTTTTCAGAGATGGAACATTAACGGTTAAAAAAGAGAATGTATCATTACAAAAATTACTTTCTATATATCACCCATTAAGTGGCATTATATTTAAAGAGTTAGATCCAGTACAAAGTTCCGTTGACGAATTAGATTGGATTGAATACGAATTAGAAGCGTTGAATGCTGCTAAAACACTTGACATCGATCACGCTGAAGCGATCCTAAGATCTGAATATGGTGAAAAAGTAACAACATTATCTTCTAGTGAATTAAAAAGAGATCTAATGATCTTTGCTAAAAGGAATCCAGTTTTATTTATTCAATTAGCCACTGATGACTCATTACAATTGAGAAACACGGGAGCTAAAGCAGTAGAGGCTGGCATCTTACAACTCTCAGGAGATCAACGTACATTCACATATGGCGATGGAAAAAGAAAGTTAATGACAGTTCCTTTTGATGAGCATCCTTATTCAGCATTAGCGTCTTACTTTAAGACAGATGCAGGTATGGAGGTTTACAAAACAATTTTAAAGAAACTTAAATAAGTTACCCTTTGTAGTGGTTAGGCCATCTTAAAGGTGGCTTAATTACTATAAATAATAAAAAAATACATTATGGCTGTAAGCGTAGATACTGTTTATCAAAGAGTATTGGCAATACTTAATAAAGAACAAAGAGGGTATGTAACCCCTCAAGAGTTTAATTTGTTTGCTAATCAAGCACAGAAAGATTTGTTTGAACAATACTTTTACGATATAAATCAATTCGGTCGAGTTCCAGGCAATAGCACGGAATACTCAGACATGCTCACTTTGCTTAATGAAAAAATTAATATATTCGAAGCGACTGCTCAACCAACCCGTACAGGGCTTTTCTTTGTTCCCTCAGCGGATCAGTATAGATTAGGAACAGTAATATATAAAAACACTACAACAAATTCTTTCGGTGTATCTACTACGGAGAATATAGAAGCGGAACGAATAAATGCAAATGAATTTTTGTATATAAACGCTTCTCCCTTAACCAAACCTAAAAATATTAGACCTGCATTCGTTTCAAACTCAAACGGAATCAGAGTGTACGGTAATTCTGAAATTACAGATGTAACTGAAATTGAATTTAATTATATAAAGAAACCAGTTAAAGTAGAATGGAAGTACCAAATGGTATTTGGTGAAGCTTTATACGATTCAACTTATTCTGTGGATTTCGAATTGCACCCTTCAGAAGAAACTGAACTTGTAATTAAAATACTAGAGCTTTCTGGAATACTAATAAAAGATTTAGCTTTATATCAAGTAATGAATCAAGAAGAGCAGGAAACAATTCAACAAGAAAAAGCATAATATATGGGCTTAATAAACCAAACAGATGAACAGTACTACCTAGGTCCAGATAATGTTTGGAACAGTTGGGACGAAGATTACGGTAATTATCAATTTACCAGTATAAAAGATATTATAAATAACTTCATTATATCCTACGTAGGCGAAGAGAAGATCATACCTAAAGCAAAAAGAACCGACGTAGCATTCCACGCTCAGCGAGGCATCCAAGAATTTAGCTTTGATATATTACCTTCTGTTAAATCTGCGGAGATTGAGGTAGGGCCTAATTTAAACTTCGTATTACCTAAAGACTACGTAAACTATGTAAAACTAGTTTGGGTTGATTCTAGCGGCATAGAACGCGTGATATACCCAGCCCAGCACACTAGCAATCCTTTCCCTATTCTACAAGACAACAATTACGAATATCTATTTGACGAACAAGACCAGGAGATTATATCTGCTCAGTCTTCAGAGACAAAGAAAAGATTTCAATCAACAACTAATAGTGAGATTGGAAATGAGTCTGATAATATTACCAATAGAGGATTTTCAATTAATCACTTTGGCAGACGTTACGGTATTTCACCTCAACAAGCACAAACAAATGGTGTTTTTTACATCGATCAGCTTCAAGGAATTATATTCTTTGACTCTTCATTTGTGGGGAGGATAGTTACTTTAAAATACATTTCTGATGGCTTAGGTACAGACGAGGAAATGGTAGTACATAAATTTGCAGAGGAGGCTTTATATAAATACATGGCATACGCTATATTATCTACTAGAGCTAACACTCCTGAATATTTAGTATCAAGATTTAAGAGAGAACAATCTGCGGCTAAAAGAAATGCAAAAATAAGATTATCTAATATTAAAATAGAGGAAATTACACAAGTTATGCGTAATAAATCTAAGATTATAAAACACTAATATATGGCAGAGTTCGTACATACTTTCCGCCAAGGAAAGATGAATCAAGACTTAGACGAAAGATTAATCCCAGAAGGAGAATATCGTGACGCCTTAAACTTAGAAGTTTCATCTTCTGAAGGTTCAGATAGGGGAGCTATGCAAAATATTATAGGCAACTTAGCTATTAATAACCAGGGTTACAATCCCTCTACTCTCGTAGCAACTCAATGGGCAGCTAATGAATACATAACAGCTTTAACTAATGCTACTTGTATAGGTGGAATTTCTGACACGCTTAATGACAATGTATACTGGCTGATTACATCGGATGAAGCAGATGTTATAGCTAAGCTAGACCAAAGCGAAAATGTAGTTTCTCCAATATTAGTTGACACCCAAAATATATTAAAATTCTCTACTAACTTTTTAGTAACAGGTATAAACATATTAGACGGCGTCTTATTCTGGACAGATAATAATACAGAACCTAAAAGCTTAGACATTAGTAGGTTTCTAAATTCAACCACCGATTTTGTTACTCATTCTCAAATATACGGAAGAGACTTCATAGAATCAGATGTTACTGTTATACTAAAATCGCCTCTTATGGCTCCAGGATTTACAGCTTTAGCTTCTAAAAGAGGAGGTCAAGGCACAGGCATTGATCCTGTTTCAGTTATATATAATGTAGCCAACGAGGTAAATTTTACTTATTTGCCAGACCCTGCTTCACCCGCTGTATATAAATCTATGCCCACTTTTGCCACTGCTCAGTCCGCAGAAGCGGGAGAGTTCCCTCCAGGTATTGATGGTATAGTTTTTATCACAACTAGCGGTTCTCCTAACTGGTTAAATGGTGATGTTATAAACCTTAAAGCTAAGAAAGTTTCTGAGTATCAAGAAGCTTATGCTTATCAAGTTGTACTTCTTATTACTGGAGGTGGAGGAACAAATAACATACAAGCGCAAATTCAATCAATATCTTCAGATATATTAAGATTTTATACTGAAACAGGAGGTGATGATCCGCTTGTGTGGGAAGCTTTACTCGAAGAGGGGGATTCCATGTTTGAAAATCAATTCCCTCGATTTGCATATAGATGGAAGTATTCTAATAATCAATATTCTTCATTTTCACCGTTTACCTCGGTGGTCTTTGTTGGCGGCAAGTTTGAGTATCTGTCAAGTGACGGATATAACCAAGGAATGATTAATAACATTAGATCGCTAGAATTAAACAATATAGATTGGGGTGGAGACGATGTTGAGTCCATTGAAGTTTTGTATAAAGATTCTATTTCTCCGGCTGTATACACAGTAGACACTTTAGAATCAAGATCAATTACAACTTTAGATATATCTTCTGAAATTATAGGGGCTTTAGTAGAGAGCAATCAAATACTAAGACCCTGGGATAACATTCCGTTAAAAGCAAAAAGCCAGGAAATAACAGGCAATAGACTTCTATATGCTAATTACACGCAAAATTATGCAGTGGATAGGAATATTTCCTTGTCTATTAATGAAGCTCCATCTGAGGTTGATGAAGTTAGATTCCCTAATCAATCTATAAAATCAATAAGAACTTACCAGGCTGGAGTACTTTTTAAAGATCTTTACGGCCGTGAAACCCCCGTTTTTACAAATTCAACAGCTTCTGTCATAATCCCTAGAGATTCAGCTAAATTTGCGAATGCCTTAGAATTAACCTCTAATGAATTACCCCCTAATTGGGCTACTCATTTTAAATACTTTATAAAAGAAACCTCTAACGAATACTACAACCTAGCATTAGATAGGTATTATATTGCCGAAGACGGAAATGTATGGCTCTCGTTCCCTTCTTCAGAGCGAAACAAGGTAGATGAAGAAACTTATTTGTACTTAAAAAAGCAGCATGATACAGACGTTTCTGTAGATATACCGGCTAGGTATAAAATATTATCCATAGCTAATGAGGCTCCTGATTTTATAGCTACTACTACTTTAGGGATTGCTCAGTCAAACTGTACTTTATTAAATGCGAGTAGACCGGGCGTAGATGTAATACAATTTAGATTTAATGGACCAACAGCTGAATCTAATCCTGCTTTTAACGGGGGGCTTCAAGCTACAAACACCTTAGTCATTACTTCAGGGGGAACTAGTACCGGAGAATACAAAATAGCCTCGGGGGGACCCACGGGAACAGGTAATGAATATAGCGTAACCTTAACTGAACCATTGGGGCTAGATGCTTCTTTTTTAGATCAGCTTGGATCAGGCGATAATATAACTATTACAATAAACGAAATAACCGTTGAGCAATTACCCGAGTTTGAAGGCAGGTTTTTTGCTAAAGTAAACAGAAATGCGGCATTTGATACCAATATTATAGACACTTTTTCAGATGCAGAAGACAGATATGGTATTATAGCACAGCTTGACGTGCCTGCAAACATAGCTATTCCAGCGCCTCCTACTTCGGGAGGTGGATCAGGATCATCTGGACCTGGTTTTGGAGATGCAAATGCTAGAGGCGGATATAAAGGCGAGGATAAAATGTCTCCTCCTATTGCTAATCAAGACTGGTTTGGCGTTGGTTGGTCAAATTATCCAGGCGGTAATGATAGTCCTATAAGCTCTGGAACATTGACTACACCGGTAATTGACGAATATATGCCTCAAGCGGGTACAAATGTTCGTTTTCTTAATGCAGATGGAGTTGAAAGTGAAGTATACATAATAGGCACTACTCAAACAAACTATGATCGTAGAGGAGTAGAGGATGTTTTTGGTTTTGGGCAAAGAACAATAGGTAGTAACGCTAGAAAATCTGTAAGATGCACCTTAGATAGAAATTTTGAGTCTGGGTTTGGAAACGCTGTTACCGTGCAAATTGTGCAAAAAATAATTACACCTGGTAATAAAATATTGTCTTCCAGTAACCCTGCTATATTTGAAACAGAGCCTAAGGAAGCTGTAGATATTGACATATACTATCAAGCTACTAACGCTATTCCCGTAGCCCAGTATGGCACAGCTATAATATTAGATTGGTTTAATTGTTATTCTTATGGTAACGGCGTTGAGTCAAATAGAATTAGGGACGATTACAACCAGCCTTACATAGACAAAAACCCAATAGCGTCAGCTCCATTAGATGATCCGTATGCACCGGAGATTAAAAGTACGGGCTTAATATTTTCACAGATATATAACTCTAACTCCGGTATAAATGGACTTAATCAATTTATACAAGCGTTACCTATAACTAAAGACTTAAACCCTGTGTACGGTTCAATACAAAAGCTGCATTCAAGAGATACTAATGTTGTCGCAATGTGCGAGGATAAGATACTAAGGATTTTAGCTAATAAAGATGCTTTATTCAACGCAGACGGCAGCGCTAATGTTACTTCTAATAGTAACGTATTAGGCCAAGCTGTGCCATTTGCTGGTGAGTTTGGAATTTCAAAGAACCCAGAATCTTTTTCTCAATTTGGATACAGAGTGTATTTTACAGATAGAGCAAGGGGAAGTGTTCTACGATTATCTAACGATGGTATCGAGGAGATATCCAGGTATGGCATGGAGGATTTCTTTTCAGATAATCTAATTAAAAATAAAGATATATTTGGATCTTACGATATAGGAACAGGTGAATACAATGTTACCTTAAATTATCTAACTCCCGAATGGCAAGAGAAACTTTCTATAAGTCAATTTGATAGGACTAATGAAACGGATCCGTCTTGTGCTCCTGAGATAACAAAAAATCCAACATTAAAAACTACTATATCATTTGCAGAAGGGGTTAACGGATGGACAAGTAGAAAATCATTTATACCTGAATTTGGTTTATACCTTAATAATTCTTATTATACTTTTAGGAATGGATTAATATGGGATCATAAAGCTAACTCTATATACAATAATTTTTACGGGTTGCAATACGATAGCTCTGTAGATCTTGTTACGAACGATTCCCCTAATACAGTTAAAGGGTATAAAACATTGAATTACACAGGCAGTGATGCATTGAAATACCAATATCAGTTAAATTCAACGGGTATTAGAAATTATTCTATAGCAGAAGTATCTGCAAATCAATTAGTGCCTAATACATTTTCTACAACAAGTGGCTGGTATGCTAATTCTGTATATACAGATTTGCAAGAAGGCCAAGTTAAAGAATTTATAACTAAAGAAGGTAAGCATTTTAATTACATAAAAGGATTACAAACATATTTTGACACAACATGCGACACTAATGTAAATTCTCAAGAATTTTCCGTACAGGGTATCGGTAGAGCGAGTGTAACAGGGGACACTGAGATTACGGCTTGGGATGTCAATATATGTATTGACGCTAGCTGTTACAATACAGTACAACCTCCGGTTGTTGTTAACCAATTCTACGAAGGGTTAGAAGATACCGTTATGAATATACAATTAACTGGACCAGCAACTTGTGGAGATGGAAGTGCTGTGGTTTATTCTTTAGCCTCAGATGCTACTACTGGTGGAACTTTAGATTCTGTTTCATCTACTGGAGCATTTCAGTTTACTCCAAATCTTAACTACTTTGGCGGTAGCGGTAGTTTTAATGTTAACGCTTGCTGTGGAGGTGTTTGCAGTATGTTTACTGTAACTTTAGAAATACTACCAGTAGCTGAAGATCCTTATTTTGTTAGCTCTTATCCTTCTATTGCATTGCAGCCAGAAGAGTGTTGGGAATACAACCCTATAATATTAGCGGATCCAGATCACGCCGCAACAGAGTTATTTATTCAAACGCCCGTACCAAACTTACCTAGCTGGATGGCTCAACCGCAACCTTTAAATGATGGTACTGGAAATTGGTATATACCATCTAGTTGCTTACCCGCAGGTGCATCGGCTTCGGCAATTAATTTTACAATGACAGTTGAAGATCCTGATGGAAACACTGGAACTCAAGAAGTTGGAGGTAATACTTTAGGCGAAGCTATTATTTCACTGGAATTCCTAGTAACAACCCGAGACCCACAGCAAGCAAGGAGCTACACGGATCCTGTTACGGGGCTTGTTACTCCGATGGCAGCAATTTCTAATTCCGCTCATGGTTGTAACTTAGGGACCTACTTAGTAACAGGTAATGGAGTACCTATAGGCAGAGCTTATGTCGGCAATATTGATGATGCTTACGGGGCTAATAATCGTTTTGATACTTATACTACGGATCAAAATGGTATCGCTAATTCTCCTACGGGAGATGTAATGGCCGATGTTGTTACAGGCACTACGCAAAATGTTCCTAGCGCCGCATTTCAAGGAGTTACAAGTACTGTGTTGTACAACCCGACAGATACCTCTTGGGCTGGGTGGAATTTTCCACAAAAATATATCACCGCTGGAGATAGGTTTGCTCTACCAAGTGATAGGCTTGTATCTACCGACAGATATAACTTATTAACAATAGACGCTACTATAGCAAATGACATAATAAATAATTCCCCAGATCTTAATAATCCAAGCTTTATTACGTTTGCACTTGTGCCGGACACATTTAGATCAGATGGCAGGGAAAGTATCCATGGGGATGGTGTTGCAATGCAAATATTCCAAGCTGGGGTTGAGGTTTATTCCGCGATTCAGCCAAACAATAGCGCCTTAACAATCGATGTACTAACAGGTAATATAATACCTTAAATTAAATATTCATGAGCAATACAGTAAACGTAGGTAATTTTTCAGTTGAATGTTTTCATTCGCCAACCCCTGTTGTAGAAGGAGAACCGGTGTTGGATTACGAGAACTCATATCTTGAGTTAATTCCAGATGCTGGATATGTAATAGATGCTAATAATTTTAGTGCAATAACGCCTTTGCCTGACTACGTATCTTCAGTTACATTTTTTCAATCTACCCAGAATGCTAATAATGTAATATGCGAAGTTCAATTAATACCGGGGACGGTTATGCCGGCTGGTGGGATCGATATTAACTTGTGTATAGCAGGTTCTTCGGCTACAGATAATTACTGTGTTGAAGGTACCGTTAGTTACTCTAGGGTAGCTAATGTGGTTCCTGCAACGCTTAACGAAACATATAGTCTATGCGGGTCATTTAAAGAAACAAAAAATGTATTTACTCAATCTGTATTGGCTACTCCTGGATATTATTTTGCAACTCAACCTACAATATCATTAACCGCTGGTAATTCAGATCGTTACACGGTTACATCCTCTAATGTTTTAGATGTGGATGGCAATATAGTTAACACAGTGTTTACAGTTAATTACACATTCATCGATCAGGATATAACGGGAGATGCGTGGGAAATTGAAGCAGTTGCTCAAATTATATATGTTCCTACTATTGAAATATCAAATTATACGGTAAGCACCGCTGCTTTTCCTTCGCAAGGAG